AATTAATGATGATGGAAGATGCAATGCTTATTCATAGAATTATGCGCGCGCCTGAAAAACGTATTTTTAAAATTGATATTGGTAATATTCCACCAAATGAAGTTGATACATTCATGGAACAGATTATCAATAAAATGAAAAAAGTTCCACACGTAGATCCAAATACAGGAAATTATAATCTTAAATTCAATTTAAATAACATGTTGGAAGATTATTACTTACCGGTTCGTGGAGGTCAATCTTCAACTAGTATCGATACACTTCCGGGTATGACATTCACCGGTTTAGATGATATTGAATATGTAAAAACTAAAATGATGGCGGCATTAAAAATTCCTAAACCATTTTTAGGATATGCTGAGGCAGTAGAAGGTAAGACTACATTAGCATCTATGGATATTCGTTTTGCTAGAACAATTGAACGTATTCAAAAAATTGTTTGTTCTGAATTAACTAAGATTGCTATTGTGCATTTATATTCACAGGGATTCGAAGGAGAAGATTTAATTGGATTTGAATTAGGATTAACAGCTCCTTCAATTATTTACGATCAACAAAAAGTTGCTTTAATGACTGAAAAAATGACATTAGCAACTGCAATGAAAGATAGCAAATTAGTTTCTGATAAATACATTTATGAATTCATATTCAATATGTCAGAAGACGAATGGTTGCAACAAAGAAC